ATCCATCGGGACTTGCGGTGCAACGGTATTCGCGTCGAAGTTGAGAGTGACACCCATGTTCATATTTATGCTCCGAGAATTTTGTTGATGACGTTGGTGAGGTTAGGCTGTTCGATTTCGTCGAGCGCGCCCGATCGGTCTTTTGCGATGTATTGCATATCCGAATCCGTTCGCAGGAAGCGGTACTTCTGTCCCTGCGGCGTTTTGCCGGTATTGAGGTTGAACACCTCATCGAAGTAGTAAGGGAGACGGGGACCGAGCTTGCTGCCCGGCATGGACGGCCAATACTTCAAAGTGCCATTCACCTCGTCTTTTACCGGCTCCATCTTCGCCGACATATAGACGTGGTAACCCGGCAGGTCACGGAACTGGCGAATCACCATTTCCATTTTGTCCAGCAGCTCGCCGTAAGCTTGCCGGGGATCTTTTACGATGCCCTTCGCGTTGGTCAACACCACTTCGGCGATCTCAGTGAGCGAGTCGATGCAGATGGTGTTGAAGTGTTCCCGTGCGCGGTTGGCTGGCGCTGCGAAGAAGTTAAACACTTCCGTCAGCTGTACCACTGTGGTCACTTGGAGAACCGGGATGTCGTAAGCAATGCCCGGTGTGTTAACGCCGAACAACTTCTCCAGATTCTTCTTGCGGAGCGACAACAAACCAGCCTCCGCGCTGATGACCACAGGTTTCGGAGCCGTAGCGCACAGAACCGTCTTGCCTTGGCCCGAGTCTGCATAGCAAAGCATCTTCACGCCTTGCGCAGCGCTGGCTTCGTTCGTTGTGCTCCATTGCATTGCCATGGAATTACCTCGTTGCGGTGGGCGACCAGTTTAGCAGCGAGGCCGTTTACTTGGCGGAGGCTTTGCGACGACGTGTCGTCTTTTTGGCCGGTGCAGCGGTAGCCGCTTCGTAGTCAGCAGCCAACGCGTCGAGGTGGGAAATCATGGCTGCGTCGGTTACTTCGTCCCATTCGATTTCGTCGTTGAGACACCACCACGTCGCGCCGTCGTGATAGAAGTTGCCGGGCTGCGCTTTCTCCGCTTCCGGGCAAATGACGTACTGCTCGGCGGTTGCAGCTTCGGCAGCTTCAACGTGCGCCTGCTGGCCCGCACGATTGGCAGAAGGAACAATCTCCAGCTGCGGCGAGCCTTCCTTGCGCGTTACCAGCTGGTCAACGAACTTCTTCTGCTCGCTGGTGAGCTCGTTGTAGACGGACTTAACGAGCGTCGGCTTGTAGACGAACAGATCGTCCCACGGCAACTTCAGGCGCTTGATGTCCGCAGCCTTGACGTTGTCCAGCTCCGCTTCGTCCACTTTGATTTCGATCTTGTGGTCCAGCTTGAGGTCGAAGCCGCCGCCGATATCCAGACGGTTCGTTCCCTCGCGTGGCGACACAAAGTAATAACGCGTCAAAGCGACGCGCTCCAGATGTTCGTGCGACTTGGCTTCGCTGAGGCGAGCCTTTTCCAAGAACCATTCCTGGAGCCGGGCGAACGCCTGCTCCGGTGTCATGGTTTGTTGAATGGGCAGATCCATGATGTGCTCCGGTTGGTGAAGAAAAAAGCCGAGCGGCACCACTGCCAACGCGCTGCCGCTCGGTGAAGAAAAAGATGCCGGACATCCGTTGCCCGCATGCCCGGCAAATGTGCCACCAGCGAAGGGGGTGACCAGCGGCACAGCGCTATAGCACCATGCCTGCAACACTTGTGCAACGACCATTGCGAATCAACGCTTGCAGATATTGCACTGAACGCAGGCGTTTATGTAAGGTGCGCGCTGCACAGTTCCTTTACACGTCGTACACAACAGGAAATCAAGGCATGCGCAAGCAGACAGAAACGGAAGCGGTTTCGCTTCTTGATAAGACACGCCAGCTGCTCAAGGAGTCCAACAGCAGCTACAACACAATCTTTCTTGCCACAGGGTTGAAGCCGCATTGGCTCACGTTCGTGGCGACCGGCAAGCTCAAAGACCCATCGGTCAACAAGATTCAAAAGCTCTACGAGCATCTCACCGGCCAGAAGCTCGCTGTTTAATCAGGGGACGACATGTATCACAACATTCCGATGGAACTGCGCGAGCGGGCTCAGTGGGTTTGCTGGCGCTATGAAGTAATAGGCGGACGGCGCACAAAGGTTCCTTACTCGCCCAACGGCCAGCACAAGGCGAACGTACATAACCCGGCCACATGGGGAACGTTTAACGACGCGGTGTCGCAAAGCATGGGGCCAACGATGGACGGCATCGGGTTCATGCTCACCGAGCACGATCCGTATACCGGCATCGACATTGACGATAAACTGGACAACCCTGCAACGGAGGCAGAACGTGAACGGCACCGCGCTATCCTTGACCATTTCCAAAGCTACACGGAACGCAGTGTCGGCGGTCGAGGATATCACATTATCATTCGCGGCAAAATTGCCGGCGGCCGTGATCGAGGCCATGTTGGCGTTTACTCGACTGCTAGGTACTTGACGTTCAGCGGCGACGTGGTGCGCAACGCGCCTATTGTGGACTACCAGCAATCACTCACGAACATGGTTTCGCAGATGCCTGACAATGGCTTCGCGGACGAGTTGTGGGACATTGAAGGTATCTTGGACGATATCGAAGTTCATGAGATGGCGATGAACGCAGCCAACGGGGACAAGTACGACGCGCTTTGCAAATGCACATCATGCACAGGAGAAGGCGATGCGAAGGTTGATGGTAGTTACACACAGCTCGGCTATAGCAGCCAGTCTGAAGCTGATCTTGCACTTCTTTCGATCCTCGCCTACTACACCCGAGACAATGATCAGGTTAAGCGACTGTTCCGATACAGCGGACTTGGACGTCGGCCCAAAGCCATGCAAAACGATGTCTACCTTAATCGAACGCTCCGCCTTATCCGCGCGAAGGAACCGACTCCCACCGACTTTGAGGCCGCACGCCTCAACGCGGAAGCGATAGTCGCAGCAGCTACAGCAGCACCCGCGCCGGAACCTGTAGCAGAACCGCAGCCAGTCGCAGCGCCAGCAGCGCCACAGCCCGCGCCTGCCCCGGTGGCTACCAACCCCACGGCCAACGGCTACACGTTGCCACCGGGGCTTGTGGGCGAGCTGGCGCAATACTTCTATGGCACCGCAGTTCGCCCGCTACCAGAAGCCGCGCTTGCTGCTGCGATCGGTGTGGTGGCTGGTGTAGTTGGACGCAGCTACAACATCAGCGGCACGGGGCTCAATCAATACATCCTATTCCTTGGCCGCACTGGCACGGGTAAAGAAGCCATGGCGAAGGGCATCAGCAAAATGATGGCAACTGTTCGCATGAGCGTCCCGATGGTGGATGACTTCATGGGGCCGAGCGCATTTGCTTCCGGTCAAGGTCTTATCCGCACGTTGGATCAACACCCGTGCTTTGTCAGCATCCTTGGCGAGTTCGGTCTTACGCTGCAAGCGCTAAGTGATCCGCGCGCGCCAGCTGCCATGACCATTCTGCGCAAGGTGCTGCTCGACCTGTATGGCAAGAGTGGGTGGGAAGATGTGCTGCGCTCCACCGCGTACAGCGATCAGGAGAAGAACACAAAGATTGTACACGCGCCCAACGTCAGCATCCTTGCAGAGTCAACACCCGAAACGTTCTACGATGGTTTGGACGCTGGCGACATTGCCGACGGTCTTATCCCGCGTTTCCATATCATCGAGTACAAGGGCAAGCGCCCACCGCGCAACCGCAACGCAGGCCATGCGCCCGCACAGCAGCTTGCACAGCGTTTCGCCGACCTGTGCGCGCTGGCATGCACCACACGCGCCAACAACACTTGTGCAGCCGTACAAATCGCACCGGAAGCATTGGCGCTGCTCGACCAGTTCGACCTTATGTGCGATGACCACATGAACTCCGCTCATACTCAAGGCGAAACGCAGTTGTGGAACCGCGCACACCTTAAAGCGCTCAAGCTTAGCGGCTTGCTGGCGGTGGGCTGCAACCCGCACGCGCCCACGGTAACGCCGGAAGTTGCACAGTGGGCTATCGAGTTCACGCAGCAGGGAACGCAGCAAGTGCTGAGTCGGTTCTTCAAAGGTGATGTGGGCAATGGCGAAGCAAAGCAACAGAGCGATATGCGCAAGTGCATTGAGGACTATTTCGCACTGGACCGCAAAACGCTGGAGAACTACAAGTGCAAACACGACATCCAAGCCGCTGGCATTGTGCCTTATGGATACCTTGTGATGCGGCTTAACCGCGTCGCCTCGTTTTACCGAGACCGGATGGGTTCTGCTAGAGCAATTAAAAACGTGCTCGACACTATGGTTCAAGCGGAGATGCTTGGCGTCCTTACTCCGCTGGAAGCAATGAGCAAGTTCAAGTCTAAGCAACAGCTGTTCTATCTTGGGCAATGTTGGTAACAAAACATCTGCTTACACGTTACTTACACGCTACTTACATCGCTTTTCGTTTAAAAACAACAACTTAGGCTCACTTACATTACTTACACCTAAAACACACAAACGCGCTAAGAGCTCACGTCCAAAAGGACGTCGTTTATAAGGTTTATAGGTATGTAAGTAATGTAAGTATGTAAGTAAACACAGTACAAACCCTTATACACCAACACTTGAGCTCACTTACATAAATTACTTACATGTGTAAGCTGATGCAAAACAATGGAGAAAACAGCAATGAGCGGATTGATGGCGCGGAATAAAGGCAAACGAGGTGAACGAGGTATCATTGATCTATTGCAACCTGTGGTCAACGAAGTCTACGAACTGCACAACCTTGAAGCGCCCATTCTGAAGCGCAATACATTGCAGAGCGATCGCGGTGGAAGCGACGTGGCAGGACTCCCCTGGCTCGCTCTTGAAGTGAAATATCAAGAGAAGGAGGACATCAACAAGTGGTGGAAGCAGACGCTTGAGCAGGCTGGACAGACCGGAGTGCCAGTCCTCATCTATCGTCGCAATAACGCTAAGTGGCGCGTTCGGATGTTTGGTATGCTCGGAGCGCCCGGCTGCGGCTACACAGTGCCAGTTACTGTGGACATTCAACACTTCTTGCTGTGGTTTCGACTGCGGCTAATTCAGGAGCTAACACAATGATCGACAACAAGCGTCAGCTATGGGACTGCAAGATTGGCGTCAAAGGCCAAGTTGAAATACCCCATGGTGCAGACTTCCCAATGCGCCGTGCTGTAGAGGCAGAGTTCAAAAAGATCACAGGTCAAAACCCTGATTACATCTTTAGCGGTTGGGGAAGCACGCTGGGCGAAAGCGAGCTTGCTGTGGTGGAGAACCGTGCACCTGATATGGACAAGGTATACGAACCAATCGATATGGTTCTGTTCTGCCCGATGTGTGGTGTGCAGCACATCGACGAACCAGAAGCGCCGAAGTACGAACCCTTCAAATACGCCGTAGACGAAAACGGTACGAAGTACCCAATTATTCCGGAAGTGCCAGCAGGACCAGTGTGGACTAACCCGCCGCATCGCTCGCATCTGTGCAATGAGTGCGGCTGCATCTGGCGTCCAGCTGACGTGCCAACCAATGGCGTTCTCGCAATCCAAACGAATGGCGTAGCTGACAACTTCGAAATGACGCGTAAGTTGTCGCGCACAACCATCAATGATAAATACACTCGTGTTCGTGCTGCACTGATCAACATGGTTGGTGTGCCGGACGAGAAAGGCCCATTGCTGGCGCTGCTCGGCGCAGTTCACAGGATGAACGATGCGAGCACAGACGCAAAGGCGTCTCTTGAGGCGTTGGTAGTTCTACTCGAGACGCACGAATGAACGGCCGAGGCTTGCGCGTGTGGCATTGGCGACGTGCGATGTCTGCGCGCGAGTCTGGCTACAAGTTCGACGTGAGTGCAACGGAGTGGGAAGCCATGCACCCAGGCAAGCTGTGCCATGCTGACCGCACACGTGCGAAGAGCGCTCACACCATGGCGAACTTCCACATCCGCGCTGTACAGACACTCAACGATCACCCAGACTGTGCTGGCACTACTGCCGAGCACGACGACGCTATTCTGCCCAAACCAAAGTCCACCAAGAGGAAGAGAGTATGAGCGTCACCAACGAATTTATGTTCTTTCAGATCATCAGGCACATTGCGCCCAGGCTTACGCATGCCCAGCAGTCCCAGGTGCTGAGCGCATTCCGCGAATGCCAAGTCGAACCGAAGTACACGGAGCAGGCGAAGAAGCTTCGTGCTATCGCAACGCATGTCGATGTCTGGGACGACGAAGAAATTGCCCAGAAGATACGTGACGTAGCCTCGGAGATTGAACAATGAAGACGATCGAACGCGGCCTTCGCATGTGCTTCTACGTCTGGATGGTTATTGAGCTAAGTGACTTGGTGAAGGCTTTGAACAACATAGCCGACGCTCTGCGTTGAACTTGCTCGCTTGCCTATGAGCGGTTACCTTTCGCCAAACAACTGGCTAGGTGCCGCTCATGCAACTCACCACACACTTCACTCTCGAAGAAGCCACTGCCAGCGCCACGGCAGCCGCGCACAACCTCGATAACCAGCCGCCCTCCGACGGCATCCTCTACAACATCAAGAAGACTGCGAGCATGATGGAGCAAGTGCGCTCTCTGCTCGGTGATCACCCGATCGTAGTGTCGTCCTGGTATCGCTCCCCCGAAGTGAACAAGCTCGTTGGCGGTGTCGCGAACAGCGCCCATGCGAGCGGGCTGGCTGTGGACTTCACCTGTCCCGACTTCGGTAGCATTGTGGAGGTGTGCCACAAGATCGCCACGAGCGATATCCAGTTTGACCAGCTCATTTGGGAGTTTGGTTCGTGGGTGCACATCGGCTTCTGCAACTGCCCCAAGCCGCGCCGCGAAACCCTGACTATCCACAAGGGAGGCAACTACATCGCCGGCTTGCCCGCGTTGTAAGCGGGCCTACGAAGGGGATTGGCATGGACAAGATTCCGCCTTGGCTCGCGCCTTTGCTGTACGCGTTGTTCGCTGGCTTCGGTGGTTGCATGGGCTACATCATGCGCTCCTTGGACAGCGACAAGAAGATTAACCTGTGGCGCATGCTGTTCGAAGGCGGAGCGTCTGCGTTTGTTGGTGTTCTGATGATGTTGGTGTGTCAGGCGTACAACATGTCGCCACAGTGGACAGGTGTGCTCGTTGGCGTCTCGGGATGGCTAGGCGCTTCAGCCTCAATTCGCCTGTTGGAAAAGACGATTGAGAAAAAACTTGGAATCGGAGACGAACCATGACGATCTTCAGTTCGGTGACGAGCTTCTTTACTGGCAAGCTGCGTCTGTATCTGGAGTATGCGCTAATCGCTCTGCTGATTGCTGTAGCGTGCTACTCCGTCTACAGCTACATCACACGCCTCAAGCTCGAAAACAACGTGACGCAACTCACGTCGGATGTTGCAAGTGCGAACGGGCGCGTGGATGCTGTGGAGCAAGTGAACCAGCAACAGCAGCAAGCGTTGGATGCTCTTAAGGGCATAAAGAACGTTGATAGCGCGATGTTGCAAGGGCTCACACAGGATCTTCATACGCTCGGTGTGAAGAACAAAACAATCACCTCGCGACTCAGCTCCCTGGAGAAAAGCAATGAAGCCGTTCGCACATACCTTGAGTCTGCTGTGCCTGCTGGCGTTGGTTGCTTGCTCGACAACACCTGCCCCGCCAGCACAGCTGATAACCAAGACGCAAACGGAAGTCCTGCTCCCGCAGGATCAGTTGCTAGTCCAGTGCAACAAACCAAAGCTCAAGCCGTCAAAGACTAACGACGACATCGTACGCAACAGTATCAAGCGTCAGGCTGCATTTGACGCCTGCAACATCCGCCACCAGTGCTTGCTCGACTGGATCGCGGCAGCCAAACAAGCCTATGAGTCGAAGGTGTGGACGGTGCCCACGCCCAAGAGCTGCGGCAAGTTTGATCAGTAATCACTGAGCGGTGCTCAGTACAACGCCTAGAGGTTCTAGACGTGGCAACAGCGAAGAAGGCACCTCCGAAGCCGGTGGCTCCGTGGGAACAACCGAAGAAAAAGTCCTGTGTCAGGCCGGCAGACCCTAGCAGCAAGACTGCTAAGAAGCTGGCATCAAAGACAGAGGGGAATCTGACGTATCGTGCGCGTCAGATGGCAGACCGTTTTGTCTTGCAATACCTTCGTGACTTCAATGCTACCCAGGCATACATCCGCACGCGCTGCGAGAACGAGCCTGAGTACGAACCTGCTCGCATAGAGACTGCTATCCAGCAGGGTTATGAAATGACTCGTTGGCCTTACGTTGCGCAACGCATCCAAGAGGCACTCGAGCAAGCAGAAGAAAAGAACATCGTCACGCGCTCTGAAATCCTTCATGGGTTGAAACGTGAAGCCGTGTACCACGGCCCAGGTGCGTCGCACAGTGCTCGAGTCGGTGGCTGGGGCAAGCTGGCAAGCATCATGGGGATGGATCAGAAGCAAGTTGAACGCGGTCTCGCTATGCGCGGAGGCATCATGGTTGTGCCAGCTGTTGAAGAGCTGGACGACTGGGAGAAGCGCGCCCAAGCTGCACAGGCAGCACTCAAAGAAGAGGTGCGCAAGTAATGGCCGACGGCGGATCACTAATGCCACGCGTCGTGTGGACACCATTGGCAGGCTCGCAAGAGATGCTGATGTCTTGTCCGTGCAACTACATCTTGCTCGAGGGCACACGTGGCCCAGGCAAGACCGACGGCCAGTTGATGAAGTTCCGTCGCTATGTGGGCCTGGGCTACGGCCAGTTCTGGCGCGGTGTAATCTTCGACCGCGAATACAAGAACCTGGACGACTTAATCTCCAAGTCGTTGCGCTACTTCCCCAATTTCGGTGACGGTGCACGCTTCTTGTCGAGCAAGTCGGACTTGAAGTGGGTGTGGCCCACTGGCGAAGAACTTATGTTCCGTCAGGTAAAGGCGCTGAGCGACTATTGGAAGCACCACGGCCAAGAATACCCATTCATGGGGTTTAACGAGCTGACCAAGTTCCCCACGCCGGAACTGCCAGACATGCTTATGAGCTGCAACCGCTCAAGCTTTCGCCCTGAAGATCATCCTCAGTACATGGAGGACGATAGCCGTCCATACTTCTTGCCAGAGCTGCCGTTGATTCGTTGCGACACCACGAACCCGTTCGGTGCAGGGCACCAGTGGGTGAAGCGCCGTTACATCGATGTCGCACCGCCTGGGAAGGTTGTACGTATCAAGACAAATGTATTCAATCCTCGAACCAAGCAACGCGAAGACATCGTCAAGACGCAAGTGCGTCTGTTTGGTTCGTACAAAGAGAACAAGTACCTTTCGCCGGAGTACATCGCCGAGCTTGAGGGCATCACACACCCTGCGCGCCGCAAGGCGTGGCTGTGGGGCGATTGGGACATTGTGTCCGGTGGTGCAATCGGCGACCTGTGGGATGAACAAGTCCACGTCGCAGAGCGCTTCATCATTCCCAAAGGTTGGAAAGTCGATCGTTCGTTCGACTGGGGTCAAGCCAAACCGTTCAGCGTCGGCTGGTGGGCGGAAGCCAATGGTGAAGAAGCACAAGTCCGCATGGCAGACGGAAAGATCTACTCTTGGGCTCCGCCTGCTGGAACGTTGATTCGCATCTTTGAGTGGTACGGCCACGAGGGCGAGCTGGGCAGCAACAAGGGACTGCGTCTAACCGACCGTGCAGTCGCCAAAGGCATCAAAAAGATCGACGACATGCTCTTTGAGGATGGTTGGATTAGCGAACGCGTGCGTCCCGGTCCTGCGGACAACATGATCTTCGACGTGAAGCCAACCGACAACGAATTCGTGCCGGAAAGCATCGCCAAGGTGCATGAGCAGGAAGGCGTGATGTGGGAACGCAGCGATAAGTCGAAGGGATCGCGCAAGAACGGTCTTTCGCTTATTCGTGAACGCCTGCAAGCTAGCATCGACTTTGAAGAGCCCGGGATCTATGTGATGCGCAACTGTGTTGCTACACTCGCGCTGCTGCCCGGCATACAGACCGACGAGCTAGATCCGGACGACGTCGACTCCGAAAGCGAAGACCATATCTACGACGAAGTCCGTTACCGCGTTTTGAAGGGCAACAATGGCTCCGCACAATCCCTCGACATCAAATCTGCCAAATAAGGGGCGTCACCATGCCAAAGATCGATTACAGCCGTCCCGAAGTGCGGCTCTTGATGCCCAAGTGGCAGAAGATTCGCCATTGCATCGACGGACAGGACGCTATCAAGTTCAAGCGCGAGCTTTACCTGCCCAAACCGAACGCAAGCGACAAGTCCAAGGAGAACCAAGAGCGTTATGAGGCTTACCTCAAGCGCGCAGTGTTCTACAACGTCGTCGACAACACGGTGCGCGGCCTGACCGGACAGGTATTTGCTGCCGATCCTGTGTTCAGCGCAGGCGACTCGGAAGAATCCGCAGAAAACTCGGTGCTCAAGCCGGTTATTCTGGATGCGGACGGCGCAGGCGTTAGCCTGATGCAGCTGGCAAAGAAGTCGCTGAGCGAAACGCTGGCGTTCGGCCGTTGCGGCGTGATGGTGGACTTCCCACTTGCACCGCTCGACGAGAACGGGGTGCCGCGTGTATTCACCGCTGCGGAAATCCAGTCCGGCGCAGCACGTCCAACGATCTTGCAATACAGCCCCGAGCAGATCATCAACTGGCGCATGCGCCTCGTCGATATGAAGTTGCTGCTGAGCCTTGTGGTGATCAGCAAAGACTTCATTAAGATGGACGATGGTTTCGAGCTGGAAATGGACACCGAATGGCGCGTGCTGCGTCTGGATGCGCAGAACCTTTACGTGCTCGACGTGTGGCGCAGGAACGATGACCCGGCTACCAAGTCGGCCGAACCGTTCAAGCTGTTCCAGAGTGTGATGCCCACAGACAGCACCGGCGCACGGTTGGCATTCATCCCGTTCTCGTTCATTGGCTCGCTCAATAACAACGAGCTGCCGGACAAGCCGCCGATGTACGACATGGCAGAGTTGAACCTCGCGCATTACCGCAACTCTGCGGACTACGAGGACTCTTGCTACATGGTCGGTCAGCCGACGCCTGTATTCACTGGCGTTACGAAAGACTGGGTGACCGAAGTGTGGAAGGGTTCGGTGCAGCTTGGTTCGCGCGGTGGTGTGCCACTGCCGCAGGGCGGAACCGCGACGATGCTGCAAGCCGACGCCAACACCATGATCAAGGAGGCCATGGACAAGAAGGAGCAGCAGATGGTCGCGCTTGGTGCGCAGCTGGTGCAGGACAAGCAGGTCGAGCGCACGCTCGGCGAAGCACAGATGGAGGCTGCTACTGTGTCCAGCACGCTTGTCCAGTGTGCAAAGAACGTGGCGTGCGTAATCACCAAGGCGCTGCAATGGGCTTCGCTGTTCTATGGTCCGGAAGACGAAACCATCGACTACCAGCTCAGCACAGACTTCGCGATCACCAAGCTTGACCCGCTCGAGCGCACCGCAACTGTTGCCGACTTCCAAGCTGGGCTCATTTCCTGGACCGAGGCTCGGTATACTTACCGGCAGAGCGGCCTCGCGTATCTTGACGACAAGGAAGCGAAGGCGGAGATCGAGAAAGACCAAGCCGAGGCGGTCAACATGGATGCAACTGATCCCACTGACCCCAACGCCGATCCGAACGATCCCAACAACCCGCAAGACCCCACCGATCCAAAGGAAGCGTAAACCGTGGCAACTCGCACACCGGCAGCAAAGCTTCTTTCGGACGTCGCAACGCGTTACCAAGTCTATCTGGAACGGTTGAAGGCTGGTGAAGTACAGAAGATCGATCCTGTGCTGCGCCAGCTCGACAAAGCGGTGCAAGCAGCCTTGTCGACGACTGGTGGTGATAAGCCCACGGTGCGCCAGCTCAATCTATTGCTGGCGCAGTTCCGCAAGCAAGCGCAAGTCATTCTGGACAACTACCAGCAGAGCCAATTGGCTTCGTTGAAGAAGCTGTCCAGCTATGCCACCGACTTCACCGTCGACCAGCTGGGGCTAGTATGGCCTGCAAGCGCCGCTGCGGCTGTTGCAGCGCCTACCGCTGCCTCGGTATGGGCAAGCACCTTGGCCGCGCCTGTGCAGGCTACGGGGCAGCTGCTTGAGCCGTTTACGGCCAGCTGGGGCGCGAAAGCGCTAACCCGCATCGAAGGAGCCATCCGAACCGGCTATGCGCAAGGCAAAACCACCGACCAGATTGTTCGTACCATTCGCGGAACGAAGTCGGCCAACTTCCAGGACGGCATTCTCGGCGGCGAAACAAAACGTGATGCCGCTGCCGTGGTGCGTACTGCTATTCAGCAGACAAGCACCGCTGCACAGATGGCAACATATCAGGCCAACGACGACATCGTTGAAGGCTACCAGTGGATCAGCACGCTAGACTCACGCACAACGTCCCAGTGCCGTGCATTGGACGGACGAATCTTCAAGCTTGGGCAAGGTCCGCTGCCGCCGATTCACGTCAATTGCCGCAGCACAACCATTCCGAAGTTGAAGGGAGTGGATCTGTTGTCCACGGCTACACGCGCCAGCAAAGGCGCAGAAGGTGGACAGCAAGTGCCTGCATCCGAAACATATTACGAGTGGCTCAAGCGCCAGCCCGCAGACTTCCAAGTCGACGCGCTTGGCAAAGAACGCGCACAGCTGTTCCGCAATGGCGGTCTGAGTGCAGACGACTTTGCACGCTTGAGCCTCGACAAGAACTTCCAGCCCCTCACTCTCGAGCAGATGAGGCAGAAGAACCCAGCAGCATTCGCGCGTGCTGGCCTAACCCCGTAACAGAGGAGTAGAACACCATGGCTTTGAAAACCAAGTACGCCAAAAAGGATGAGATTCCCAAGGGCGCTGAAGAGCACTACAAGGAAGTCGACGGCGCGTGGGTGCTGGATGCTGACTTCGAAGATGTGGGTCCGCTTAAGCGTGCGAAGGAGCACGAAGCGAAAGCCCGCAAGACCGCTGAGGATGCGCTCAAGGCAGCGCAGGACGAACTCACGGCCAAACAGACCGAACTCGACGGCATGCGCGAAGGTGCCATCCCGAAGGGCGACGTCGAAGCGCTCAAGAAGTCGTACGAAGCCAAGCTGACCAAAGTGACCGGCGAGAAGGATGCCGAGATTGGTTCGCTGCGCGGTTCGCTCGACAAGCACGTCCTGCAAGGCACTGTGGACAAACTGGCTGTCGAGCTGTTCGACAAGAACGCCACGATCGGCAAGCCGCACATTGCAGGCCGTCTGAAGATCGAGCAGGAAAACGGCGAGCATGTGGTGAAGGTTCTGGACCGCGATGGCAAGCCCAGCGCCAACACCATCGACGACCTCAAAAAGGAGATCTTGCAGGACAAAACCTTCGCCGGTATCCTTGTTGGCAGCCGAAGCTCCGGTGGCGGTGCCAACGGGGGTCAAGGTGGGAGCGGTGCTCCGAGCGGAAAAGATTCTTCGTTCGACGCGGCCAAAGCTTCCACGAAAGACCTCGTCGCGCACATCGACTCGAAGCGCTCGTCCGACTAAGGGCAGCCTTCTAACAACGCCATCTCAATCAGGAGCACATCATGGCCCTTTCCGATCTGCAAGTTTTCTCCGAATACGTCTACCTCGCACAGACCGAGGTTCTCGATCAGAAGATCGACGTGTTCAATGCCGCATCGCGCGGCGCAATCACCCTGCGCTCTGCCGCCCATCAGGGCGACTTCAGCGATCAGGTTCTGTGGGCGAAGATCAGCGGCCTCGTGCGTCGCCGCAACGCCTACGGCTCCGGCACCGTGTCCGAGAAGATCCTTCAGCAGCTGCTCGACACCTCCGTGAAGGTGGCCGCTGGCACGCCGCCCATCCGCATCGATCCTTCGATGCTGAAGTGGATCCAGCTCGACCCGAAGGTCGCAGGCGCAACGATCGGTCAGCAGATGGCCGGTGACACCATGGCCGACATGCTGAACGCTGGCGCGTTGGCTGCCAAGGTGGCGATTACCAACATCGCAGCCATCACCAACGACGTCACGGGCGGTACGGCTCCGGCTGACCTCACGAACCTCGGCGCGCTGAACAACACGGCGGCGAAGTTCGGCGACCGTGCGCAGTCCATCGTGTGCTGGTTCATGCACAGCAAGCCGCTGTTCGATCTGTACGGCACCGCGCTCGCCAACAACGAGCGACTGTTCACGTTCGGCAATGTCAACCTGATCCAGGATGGTTTCGGCCGTATGTTTGTCGTGTCCGATTCGCCGTCGCTGGTGACCACGGGTTCGCCGAACAAGTACACCACGCTCGGCCTCCAGAGCGGTGCGCTGCTGATCGATCAGAATGGCGACTTCACCGACAACGTGCAGACCGTCAACGGCAACGAGAACATCCAGCGCAGCTATCAGGCCGAATGGTCGTACAACGTCGGCGTGCAGGGCTTCAGCTGGGACAAGACCAACGGCGGCAAGTCCCCGAACGATGCGGCCATCGGCGCGGCTGGCAACTGGGACAAGTACAGCACGTCGAACAAGGATCTGGCTGGCGTCGCACTGATCAGCCATTAACCCCGTTTCTCCGGCGGTGGGCTTGGCCGGGCGTTGAACTCCTCCAGCGCCCGGTCCTTTTAAGCCCACAGTCGGGGAACAATTTTCGAGAGGAGCGGAGAACAAAATGGCACAGATGAACAAGCAAGCGCACAAGAAGGTCACGCTGTACTTCACGGCGGATCACCTGCTGTCCGACGAGGACGCCGAGGTGATGTCGCGCATCGTGAACGCACGTCACCGCAATGCGTCGCTCGTGGACCCGGACGACAAGCCCGAGCCGCACGACTACGTCGCAGGTCCGGCCATCCCGGATCAGTACAAGAAGTCCCCCAAACCTCCGATGCTGGCTCCGGTACAGACGGACGAGGAGGAAGAGGAAGAAGAGAGTGAGGAAGGTACGATCGATCCGAACACTCTGAGCGCGGCGCAGCTGCGTGAAATCCTCGATGAAGCCGGGGTGGAATACCCGGCAGGTTCCAAGAAGGCAGCGCTGGTGCTGGCCTATCAGGAACACTTCAACGCCGAGGAGTAATACCTCCTCACTTCGGAACAGGGACAAGCCGGCGCAATGCCGGCTTTTTCCAAACAGAACATCCAACTCGAGGTGATCGCAATGACACAGAAGAAGATTCTCTATTTCACGGCAGGCCCGACGCCTACCGCTCCCGAGCTGGCGGCGATCGCCTCGCTGAATGCCCTCGCAGGCGCTCCCTACAGCGTACAGGTGCGCAACGGCGCTATCCCTGCCCAGTACCAGCCCAACAACGAAGCGGCCGACTACGCGGCGGGCACAGTGCCCAGCGCCTTTAGCGGGCTGCCGGTCTTCAACACCACCACGCCGCCCACGCCGCCGAACCTGCCCACGACGCAGGCTGTGGTCAGCAATGGCGTCGACCTTACCGTGCCGGTGACTGGCACGTATGCAACCAAGATCCACGCTACGGTTGCCAACGGTGTAATCACCGGCTTCGTGCTGAGCTAAGGGGAACGAGATGGCACTTGTCGTCGAAGATGGAACGAGCGTTGCTGGCGCGAACACCTACGTGAGTCTCGCAGATGCCCGCGAGTTTGCTTTGGATCGTGGCGTAACGCTTCCGGCCGATGACCCGACGGCAAGTGCGCTCATCATCAAAGCGATGGATTACATCGAGTCCTTTCGTTCCCAGTACCAAGGCACAAAGACGTCCAGCACGCAGTCGTTGCAGTGGCCGCGCAACTGCGTCGAAATTGACGGCGATCCATTTCCCAACGACAGCATTCCGGCTGAACTGATTGCAGCCGAGTGCCAAGGTGTGATGGAAATCTTCGCCGGGGCGGACTTGCAAGCCAACAGCGGCGGTCAGATGGTGAAGGTGGAAAAGGTAGACGTCATTGAGCAGCAGTTCATGACCGCTGCGGAGATGGGTTCGGCTACTGGCATGACCATCAACTTCACCAAGATCAACGCATTGCTGGAACCACTGTTCAAAGACGGCGGCATTTTCCGCACGGTGCGCGTATGACCTTCGAATCGCAAGCAGCGCTCGCGCAGCGGCTCATCACGAAGTACGGTGGGCCGGTAACCATTCACATCACCGAAAACGTCGAAACTGCTGGCAAGCCTTGGGACACTTCGCAGCCGCAGACCGACATGCAGGTATTGGACACGAGTGGCGTGTTCCTCACCTTCTCCCGTTTGAAGTACGGCGAGACATTCAACAACGGCGACGTTATCCACGCTAGTGATCGGCGTATGCTGGTCGCGGCGCAACAGCTGGCGTTCCGTCCCAACCTCAAGGGCTACGTGGTGCGGCACATGCCGGACGGTTCTACGCAGAACTGGTCAATCGAAGGCATCGACCCGCTTGAGCCCAACGGCGAACAGATCATGTATTCGATGCAGGTGCGCCAATGACCGCAAACGTCCAGCAAGCGTGCGACGACATGAACGGCATGGTGAACGATATCATGGTCGCGCAGTTCCCCGATGTCGAAATCCGCTGGCAGGGAAAGGAGCTTCCAAACCCACCGGATGCGCAGACCTCGTGGATTCGCGTTAATATCGTGCATGGCCCAGCCGGGCAAGCCAGCTTGGCAAGCCCCATGGGTCGGCGACGTTGGAATCGTACTGGCACGTTGATCGTGCAGTGCTTCGTTCCACTCACGAAGGGTAGCGTGGTCGGTGCCCGCGCTATCGCAACAGCCTTGCAAGATGGAATGCAGGGTTCTGAATCATCTCACGGTGTATGGTTTCGCGGTGCAACTGTGAATGAGGTCGGCAAGGACGCTTCTTGGTATCAAGTCAACTTCGCAATCACCTTCACTTACGACGACGTTCGTTAGGAGACATCTCATGGCTACCGATTGCCCCAAAAATAGCATTGACTCGAACGTCGCCGGTCTCCGGTATGCGGAAGAGAAGTGCTTGAAGCAACTTCCCACGCTGGCGGACGATGGCGCTGATCCCGTCTGGTATCCGCTGGACCCGAACAGCTTCGCCAGCTTCGGCGGTCAGCTGAAGACCACGGCACGCAACCCGATCAACCCATCGCGCCAGCAGCGCAAGGGCGTTATCACCGATCTGGATGCGACCGCAGGTTTCCAGCAGGACTTGACGCCGACCAACCTGCTGCGTCTGATGCAGGGCTTCATGTTCGCCAACTGGCGGCAGAAGGCCAACACCGCGCCGTATAACGCGGCAGCTGTGGCCATCACCGCAGTCGACTCCGGCGACGACACGTATGCCACCGCAGCCACCGGCTTCAAAGTCGGCGACATCATCAACGCGACCGGCTTTGCGCAGACTGCCAACAACGGTATCAAGCACATCACCACCGTTGCGGCTGGCCTGTACACGGTCAGCGAGGCTCTTGCCGACGAGGCATCGCCGCCCGCAACTGCCGCGCTTCAGGTTGTCGGCCACAGGTTTGCAGCTGGCGATCTGAGTATCGTGCTGAACGGTACGCTGGCTCGCCTTACCAGTGCAGCGGTCGACCTCACCACGCTGGGCCTGATTGTCGGCGAGTGGGTGTTCCTCGGTGGCGATGCCACTTCGGACACGTTCGCGTCGGCCAACAAGGGCTTCGCCCGCATCGGCGTTATCACCCAGCATTATATCCAGTTCGATAAGACCGACTGGGCTCCGGTGGTGGACGCTGGCACCGGCAAGACGGTTGCCGTGTTCTTTGGCGACGTGCTGAAGAACGAGCAAGACCCGACGCTAATCGTTCGCAAGTCGTACGACATCGAACGCACGGTTGGCGAAGACGACGACGGCACCATGTCGGAGCACATCACCGGCGCGGTTGCCAACCAGATCACCGTGAACGTGAAGCAGGCCGACAAGATCACCTGCGACATGACTTTCGTTGGCTGCGATAACCAGCAGCTCACCGGCGCTACCGGCCTCAAGCCCGGCACGCGCCCCGATCTGGTGCAGGAAGACGGCTACAACACCACCAACGACTTCAGCCGTATCAAGCTCGCTGTGGTCAACAGCACCAGCTCCGCTCCGACGCCGCTGTTCGCGTTCTCGACCGACCTGACACTCGTTATCAACAACAACGTGAGCGGTGCAAAGGCGCTGGGTGTGCTGGGCAACTTCGACACCGATGTCGGCATGTTCGCGGTGACTGGCAGTGTGACCGCTTACTTCGCTGATATGGCGGGTGTGCAGGCGGTGCGCGATAATGCCGACGTTACGATCGACATGGCTATCGTCTCCAACAACAGCGGTCTGCTCTTCGATATCCCGCTGCTTGGCCTCGGTAACGGTCAGCTTGCGGTCGAAGCCAACAAGAAGATCACGTTGCCGCTCGACTTGACGGCAGCACAAAACGCGGCAGGTTATACCCTGCTGTTCCAGCGGTTCGGTTACCTGCCCAACGCAGCGGACCCGAGCTAATTCGTTCAACTTGCCATTTTGGCAAAGAGGAGTGTCAACATGAGTAAGAGTTCGTTCGGCAAAATGTTCGCGACCAGCAAGCACACCGAGGTCGAAGGTATCTGGATCAACTACGGAACCAACGATCTCGGTGAACCGCTGGAGATTCGCGTGGCGCGTGCTGGCGGTGCCAACAAGGCATTCGCTTCGCGCCATGAGGTTCTGACGAAACCCTATCGCCGCCTGATCCAAGCCGACCAGATGGACAAGACCGTCATGGAAGGCATCATGCGCCAGCTGTACGCCGAAACGGTGGTGAAGGACTGGCGCGGTGTTATCACGGAAGACGGCGACGCCATTCCGTTCAGCACCGAAGCGGTGATTGAACAGTTCGAGCAGTACCCGGACCTGTTTTCGGACATTGTGGACAACAGCATGAAGATTGCGCTGTACCGCGAAGAGATCCGGGAAGCCGACGCAAAAAACTAGTCGATGTCTTGCTCTATGGAGTGGAGCTAGGCAAAGATGAGAAGTGGATTCTGGAGCAGGCAAGAAGGACACGGCAACCGATACCGAAAACCTTCTTGAATGCTCCAGAATTGTTTTTAGGGCTTGACATCTACTACTTGGCGTTTATGGATCTAACGTCTTGTCGCGAACTCGGTCACGGTTGCTTGGGTCCGATTAGCTGGTGGTCATGTCAGCAATACTGCAACGAGTACGGCATTGAAGGTGAACAGCGCGAGGACATGTTTTATCACATCCAGAAGATGGATAACGCATATCTAGAGTGGAGTACCAACAAGGCGAACTCGGAGGCAGCGCAACACCGCTTACAGCATCAATCACCGCAGTACCAGCCAAAGGATAAGGGGAGGCGCAGATGAGCACGTTTAAGCAAGTGTCCGCTCGCCTCCGCGTTTTGGCTAAAGACATCCCGGAAAACGCCAACGTTGTCGTTCGCATGACAGCGTTGGCAATCCAGCAATCCCTCGTACTGGGCACACCAGTCGACACCGGGCGCGCTCGCGCCAACTGGCAAGTCACTCTTACCGCACCGGCAACAGGCGAAGTGACTGACTTTCCAACAGCTGCTAAAGGCGAGTCTGTTGGCCTTCCGGGCCAGTCGGGCTCCTTCGCTATGACCACAGCTATTCAGGCAACGTCGACGTTCAGCGGTGGCAGTATTTTTATCGCGAACAACTTGCCGTATATCGTGCCGTTGAATAACGGCCATTCCCAGCAAGCCCCCATGGGCTTCATTCAAACGGCAATCCTCAATGGTATTGCCGCAGTGAAGAACGCAACGCTACTCGAGAAGCCGAAAGGCTACGGAGCCTGAAATGGTAGATGAAGTTGTCAATATTGAAGTTCGCGAAGATGGCTCGCGTGCCGTTGCATCGAACTGGAATGCCCTAGCGGATGCTGGCGACAAAGCCGGTGACGTTAGCGAAGCCTTGCAAAAGATCATGCAAGGTGTGCAGACCACCATGGACAAACTGAACACCACGATCGACAAGCTCAACAGCAATCTGGCGAAGCAGTCTTCCGCTGTGGCGCAGGCTACCCAAGCGGCCACCGCCAGCACTAAGGCAACCGATAATCTAAACTCGTCGGTGTCGAAGCTTGGCGAGAGCGAGGCCGACGCCACAAACCGCATCAAGGAAATGGTGCAAGCTAGCTTGGCGCAGGTAGCCGCGCAGGACACCGCTACGGCAGCCGCTACGGCAGCCACAGCGGCCACGCAGGCGCAGGCCGCTGCTACCCTACAGGCCAGCGAGGCGGCGGCAGCCAGCGCCAGCGGGTACACAGCCAGCGCGAGCGCTATGGTGCAGCAGATGCTAGCCGTGGAGCAGTTCAACAACACGCTAAGCGGCGGTATCAAAAACATCAGCCAGTGGCGCGATGTGGAAGGGCAGCTTGTGGCTGCTGTTGGCGCTGGCACAATCAGCATGAAAGAGTTCCAGCAAATGACTGCGCAGCTTGATGCGCAGCTGCCGAACTTGACCGCCAGCATCAACAAAGAAGCCGCAGGCGTTGCATCGCTAATCGGCAAGTACGATCCGCTGAGCGCTAAGGCTGCCCAGCTATCGAAAGACGAGCTTGCACTTCAGGCCGCACGCAATAACGGCATCATCAGCATCCAAGCTTATGAGTCTGCAATGGCTGGCCTTGTAGCCGAACAAGCTGCGCTTGCCAAGGCACAAGAAGAAGCTGCTGCGGCTGGCACTGCCAATGCGGCAGTGATGGGCCTTAACGCACGCGCTACCCGCGAGCTGGGTACAGTGGTGGAGGACGTAGCAACCGGCAACATCGGACGCTTGAAAACTTCACTAGGTGCGTTGGCGAACTCGAGTGGTTTGCTGGCAAAGGCGTTCAGCCCACTAGGGTTGACCATCCTTGGCCTTGTGGCAATCTTTGCCGCGCTCACTGCTGGCATCATCAAAGGCTACGAAGCATTCCAGCAGCTGAACCGGGACATGATTATCACAGGTGACACTTCTGGCGTTACCTCCGGGCAGATCTTGCAGCTGTCTCAGTCCATGGCAACAGTAAACGTAAACGCCGAGCAGACGCAGGAGCTGCTGACTGGCCTTGTGGGCACCGGGCGCGCAACCTCCGAATCGTTTAGCACCATCGGTAAAGCTGCACAGAACATGCTTGCGCTCACCGGATCGAGCGTCCAGGAAGTAGTGAACGACTTTTCCAAGTTGTACGATGACCCGGTTAAGTGGGCCGACGACATGGATACCAAGTGGCACTTCTTGACCTCGGACGTTCGCGACCACGCCAAGCAGCTCCAGGACGTTGGTGACAAGTACGGCGCGGCGCAGGTCATTGCCGGTGCATTCGCCGACAACACCAAAACCAAGATCGATCAGTTGAATGAGAGCATGGGCACGCTCGCCAAGCTGATTCAGCAGTGGCAGAATGGCGTCGCAAATATCAAGGGCGCCATTATGGATATCGGCGTGCCGGATAGCACCACGCAGCAGTTCGTGAAGGCACGCGATGCGTATAGCAGTTTCATGGCAGACATGAAGCGGCAGAACGGCGACCAGCAGCTCGCCAACGGCGATCTATACGTAGCGAACACGCTTTACCAGCGGATGTATGACCTACAGCAGAAAGTGATTGCTGAGCGTGCCGGTACGCAGGCAGCAGAGCAGGCGGACCAGCAGCGCCAGTCTGTGCTCAAGGCTGGCGAAGCTATCGACAGCGTCAACGACAAGACGCAGAAACAGATCACTCTGCAGAACAAGCTCACCGAGCTGCGTACCAGTTACCAGAAGCTTTATTTCCTGAACCCGTCCGACCCGCGTTTGGCTGGTGTGAACTTCGACACATCGGGAAACCCCAGCGGCGGCTCGTATCAGTCCAAAGTCGACGAGCTCACGCAGAAAGCGGATGGCAAGCCGAAGAAGCCAAAGGTCGACAACAGCGCGTTCAAAGAATGGGAGCAGTATTACAACGAGCTGATGAAGATTACCTCGCAGGCGGACCCTGTGCAGGCGGCGCTCGACAAAATGACCGAAGCGCAGAAGATCCTGAACCAAGCTGTGCAAATGGGTGATCTCACGCAGGAGCAGGCAACCCGCGATCTGGCTGTGTACAAAGCGCAGCTCGCGGAAGCCGCAGACCCGCTTGGCACGCTTACCAAGAAGCTGGACGATCAGCTAGCTTCCATGAAGGGCACCGCACAGCAGAGTAAGGCTGACCAGGAACTTCAGAAGCAAACGCAAGACCTGCTCAAGCAAGGCATTGTGCTCACGGATGAACAGACAGCAGCGTTGCTGAAGAAAGACCAAGCTATTCAAAGCGGCTTGGCAAACCAAGCTCTTGAGGAGAAGGTTCTCAAGTCCATTACCAATGCTACCCGCGATCAGATCACTGAGCTTGAGCAACTTAACAAGCTGAAGGACGCTGGCAGCTTGTCGCAGGATCAGATCAATCAGTACGAGTACAAGAAGAACCCACAGACTTTCCAAGGTACACAGTTCGGGCAGGACCAGCAGCTTAAAGCGCAGCAAGACCAGCTTGCGCTAATCAAGCAGCTCAACAAAGAAAAGGTTCTGAACGACCAAGACACCAACACTGCAATTATGAATAACCAGTTGCAGACGCAGAAGATCCAGCTGCAAGGTACTCAGACGTTCTTGGGAACGATGGCAACACTGATGACCTCGCATAACAAGACGCAGTTCGAAATCGGTAAGGCAGCGGCGATCGCGCAGGCGGGCATCAATACCTATCTGTCTGCAACGGAGGCTTTCGCTTCTCTGGCTGGCATTCCGATTGTCGGCCCTATCTTGGGTGGCATTGCCGCAGCCGCAGCGGTGGCCGCAGGCTTGGCGCAAATCAACCAGATTCGCTCACAGCAAATGCAGGGCTTTGAGGTGGGTGGCTACACCGGCAACCTGCCTACCGGGGCCGTGGCGGGCGTTGTGCATGGGCAGGAGTGGGTAAGCAACGCTGCCACAACGGCGCGCTACAGGCCGCAGCTGGAGGCCATGCACAACGGCACCTTTAACCCCGACGGCCAAGCTAACCAGCAGCAGCCGGTAGTGGTGCAGGCTCCGCAAGCCCCGGACGTTCGCGCCATCTTTGTGGACGACCAGCGCGACGTCGGCAATTACCTGAACAGCGATAAGGGCGAGAAAATCATCGTCTCTACTGTGAACAAGAACAACGGGAAGCGCTAATGACCGCCCTCACGTACAGCTCTTTGAACTTCGGAACTCTTGCTGTTCTGCCGTATGCACCAAGCGGCGATGCGCAGGAGACTCTTGAGTTCTACACCGATGTTCTTGCCAGCCATACCGCCGAGAATGAGACGCGCAGCCAGATGCGCGCCATTCCACGGCATACGATTCAATATACCTACGATCTGCAATACCTGCTCACGCAAGGCGTCTTCAACGTTGGCTATTCTTGGATTCGCAATAACTGGGCAGTTCCGTTCTGGACTGAAGCACAGCAGTTCACCGGGACAGTTGGGCAAACTGTCTACCCGTTGGACACAACGGTTCACGACATCCGCGCCGGTGGGATGATGCTGTTGTACAGCTTGGCGAAGTCGTGGCAGATCGTTGAAGTTAGCGCGGTGACGGCTACTACCGTGACGGCAACTGCTTCGACGCTCAAAGGCTTGTTGTTCGCTGTGCCAATCCGCGTCGGCTACATTGACGGCAGCATTAGCATGAACCCAACTGGGTATAAGAGCTCAGCACAGCTCACGTTCAATATCAACGATGTGTTGACCGGCCTGGGCACCACAGCACCAGCTCAGTACAACGGACTTGACCTGTATACAGACCCGTACCTGATTGGCGACGGTGACACCGGCCAAACGTCTATCAGCATGCAAGACAATCAAGTGGAGTTCTCGGTCGGTAACATCGCGCATTCAACACCATGGAAGGGTAGCCAGTATTCCAAGCAGTATGAATATGATGGTCTTGGTGCTTCGGACATCCGTTTCATCAAAGACTTTTTCTATCGCCGCGCCGGTAAGATGAAAGCGTTTGTTGCACCGACATTCGAGTCCAACTTGCGCAAGGTGTCCACTGGCAACGTGGCCTCAGTGTTCAAGTTCTACGACGATGGTTATTTGTCGCTGTTGGGCACCACGCGCAAGACCATTGCTTTCTGTCTAGACGATGGTACTTGGCAGCTGCGACAAGCGAGCTCACCGATGGACGTTGGCAGCGGGGTTTCACAGGTGAACTTGGACTCTGCTTTGAATGTGGATGCTTCGCGCATTGTGTACGTGTCGTATGCTGGCACCAACCGGCTGGACACCGACCGGCTCGAGCTGAACCACAAGACAGCCGGTTACTTCACTTCAAGCTATCAGGTATTGGAACTCACCCCATGAGCACAAAAGAACTCTACCGCGTAACGGAAGCAAACACGGTTTGGACGTTCACAAGCTCAAACGAGCCGGAGACGTATAACGGCGAAACATACACGCCGCGCATCTGTGGACATGACGACATTAGCGACAAGGGGCAAGTAACGAAGTCGCAATTGGACGTATCGTTCCCGTTGGAAGATTCCTTCGCGCAGCATGTAATCAACTCCGCCGTGGACGCAGTGATTAAGCTCACCATCTACAGCAAAGACGAAAGCGGCGCATACTTCACCGAGTTCCGCGGACGCTTCTCTACCACTAGCCTCGATGGCGAAGACCAAATCAAAATCACGTTCGAGAATGTATTTTCTTCGAATCGGCAAGTAGGTGTGCGTCCTCTGTTTCAGCGCAGCTGCCGGTATGGTGTCTACAACGGCGGTTGCAAGTTGAACATTAATACATTCAAAGCAGCTGGCACCGTGACTGCTATGTCGGCAGATGGGCGCACGGTTACTTGCACCGGGGCCAACGCGCAGCCGGACGGCTACTACACCGCAGGCGTGATAATTTTCAGCGATGGCACAATGCGGTATATTTCCAGCCACGTCGGCAACACGCTGACCCTTATTCGTTCCTCCGATACGTTGAACAGCCAGTTTGCCGCGAGTGGCCCGGTTGCTGTATTCATTGCTCCAGGATGTACACAGCAAACGGACATCTGCGGAAGTAGGTTCGGCAATGTGCTCAACTTCGGTGGCTTCCCATATATCCCATTGAAGAATCCAATGTCCGGGAACTCTATCGTATGAACTGGCAGCGTTTCATCGACCCGCTTGACCTTGGCTGGGATCCACTTGGCCTGTTCAAAACTGCCAAGCAGACGCCGCCGTCCCCGGACGCGTTTCAGGTCACTACTGCCGACGAAGGTGGGGTGATCCCTGTGCTGTGGGGCACACGCGATATCAAGTCCATCGAGATTACTTATTTTGGCGACGTCAAAACGGTTGCCATTAAGAAGTCCGGTGGCAAAAAATGATCACGTATACCGACCTGCGAAACATGAAGCTTTGCCGCAGAGGCATTCGCTTGTTTTTTGATGAGCATGGTTTGGACTGGGACAAGTTCCGCGAGGAGGGAATCAGCGAAGAGGACTTGCTGAGCACCGGCGACGCGATGGCCTACAAAGTTGTTGAGGAGAAGAATAATGGGCGGGTCTAGTAAAACGACGGTTGGATATAAATACTACGCTGGGTTCCAGATGATTCTGGCCCGCGCGATTGACCGCCTCTTTAGCATCACCGTTTCAGACAAAAACGCTTGGACGGGAAACATCCAAGGCGAGCAAACCATCTCCATCAATAATGATTCGTTGTTTGGCGGCGACAGCAGCGAAGGCGGTTTGGTCTGTACACTCAACTTCCAGCCCGGCTATGCGACGCAGATGCCAGATTCATATCTGCAGAAGAAACTTGGAGCTGGCATTCCGGCAACGCGTGGCGTGGCGTCTATCGTTTGCCGTCAAGGCTACCTTGGGAACAACCCATATCTAAAAGACTGGTCGTTCCGTGGTTCCCGAATCCATACCAAGGACGACGGGTCAACGCAATGGTACGATGCCAAATCCGAAGTGAAGTGGGGAGCTGATTACAGCGTACAGCTCGGGCCGACGTCCACAGGCTGGAAGTACAAGGTAATCGACCTGACCGATCAGACGGACTACTCCTCGCCAACTTACGACGATTCGTCTTGGGCAACTGGCACGATGCCGTTTGCCAACGCAGCAGGTCACCCTTACGCGGCCAGTGCGGGCTTCCCGGCAACCATGGGAACGTTCTGGACAAAGCATTCAACTATCTGGATTCGTCGCACGTTCAACTTCAGCACAACCGGCACATTGTCGCTTGTGATCTTTGTGGACAACTATGCAACGGTGTGGGTGAACGGAACTAAAGTGCTTGCACGTTCTGGCACGTCCGATACACCCAGCGGCCCAAACTTCACGCACGAATTCACCATCCCAGCATATCTCCTGAAAAATGGAGCAAATGTCCTTGCTGTCAAAGGCGAGGATGTTGGTGATGCCGGTTCGTCTGGCAACTGGGCGTATGCAGCTACCGAAGTCGACGGCAGCGACCCCGGCGCACCGGATATGAACCCCGCGCACGTATTGCGCGAATGCCTCACGAATGGCGAGTGGGGCTACAGCTACGACGACGATGACATTGACGACACGTCCTTCATGGCAGCAGCCGATACGCTGTATGCAGAAGGCATGGGCGTTTCGTACCTGTGGGACGATCAGTCCACCGAAATTGATGATGTTGTTGAGAAAGTGCTCGAGCACATCAACGGTACGCTATACGTCGACCGGCGCACACAGCTATGGACGCTTGTGCTGATTCGTGCAGACTACGATCCAACCACGCTGCACGAGTTCACCGAAGGCGTCGACATCATTGAGATGAACGACTTCAACCAGCCGGGATTCGCAGAGCTGGTGAATACCGTGCAAGTGACGTACTACGATCTGACACTCGGCCAAACTGCAACAGTCACCGTTAGCGACCCGGCTTTGCTGTTGCAACAAGGCGTCGTGGTATCGCAGCAGAACACCTATGAGATGCTTAGCAATGCGAACATTGCTTCGCGTGTTGCTCAGCGTGATCTGGCTAATTCTTCGCAGCCCTTGGCAAGCGGCACAATCTACCTTGTACCGAATCAGTATTCGAACGCGTTGCATCGTGGCTCGGTACTGAAAGTGACGTTTGCGAAGTATGGGTTGCAGCAGTCCATCTTACGCGTTACGTCCATCACCTTTGGCAACACCACCACAAAGGTGATCAAGGTTTCGTTCGTGCAAGATGGGTTCGTGATGCCGGACACCGCAGTCGTTACTCCCACCAATCCGCAGATCCCAGTCGACTCTACGGTGCCGGTGCCTGCGACATACAGGCTTGTTCAGGAAGTGCCTTACTTCTACTTGGCTCGCGAGCAGGGCCAAGGAAATATCAACAGCATCCTGAATAATGACCCGACGGTTGGTTACCTTGGCGTCGCTGCTGGCCGCGATGATCCGAACATGCGTGCGGAAGTGTGGGTCGATCCAGGCTCGGGCTACGCAGAGGCCGCAAACCTCGACTTCTGCCCTGTGGGCATCCTACTTTCCGGCGTTGCCATGTTGGCCGGTACTTTCACTTTCGACCTTACGTTGTCCACAGATCTAGACCAAGTGTCCGCGCCCGGCTTTGCCTGCATTGAAGGTGAATGGGTTTACTTCACTGGCGTCACAGTAACCGGCACTGCCGCATCCATCACGGGTGTCCTAGGTGCTCAGTTCGACACAACGCCTGCAACGCATGCAGCTGGTGCAGCTGTGTTCTTCTGCGATGGCTATATCGACAGCGACGAAAAAGATTACGAAAATGGCGAATCTGTCAACGTGGAGATTCTCACCATTGCGGGAAGTGGACAGTTGTCCTTGGCAGCAGCTCCCATCGACACGCAGACATTCAAGCGGCGTGCATGGGCACCTTATCCGCCTGCTAACGTGCGGGTGAATGGTGCACTGTTCCCGCAATACATCAAAGGCGACTTCGCTCTTACATGGGCATCGCGCAACCGTCTGACACAGGCTGATCAATCCGTTGCGTACACCAGCGGAGGCGCAACGCCTGAAGCTGGCGTGACTTATACGCTGGCGCTTACAGACCAGAACGGCACGCTGCGTCGCACATATAGCGGCATCACTGGCGCTAATGCGTCGCAGACTTGGACTACCGAAACGGCAGACTGCAACTTGTCGAGCGCTGGTGCGGCAGTTACGCACGACGAATCTTTTGCCCAAGCTCTCCGCACCGGGTACGGCACTTTGATCGCTCCGGGCGCAGCTAGCTCAACAGCGGTGTACGATGGTGTTCAACATGCGGTAGCGTTGACCGGCACAACGGAAGCCGAAACCGTGTTTGATATCTCTAGCTTGCCGTTCATGTACGACTTCACAGTCGAAGTGGACTGCGAGATGCTATCTGATTCTTCTACCAGCGCCCTGAAGCATTTTGGCATCTGGCTACTGGCTCCTGCATTAGACGGCACGGGTTACCGCTGCGCATACCAAAGCACGCTGACGCCAGCTTGGAATATGGCACGCATGGCTTCATGGGCAAGCAACACCATCTTGAACCCGTCCAGCGGGGTCGGTGCGCCGCCAGCGCTCAACACGCGCATGCGTTTGAAGGTGACATGGACTGCCTCTACCGGAACCATGTCCTTCTACGTGAATAATGTACTTGTGGCGACTACGGTAGACACTACGTACTCGCAGCTACGTCCGGGCATTGAGTTCTATCATGCGGCAATCCGCTTGCATGAGGTCAAGGTTACTGGGCACATGAACAACATTCGCGAAAACAACCAAGTTACCTTCAACCTCAAAGCAACGCGTGATATCGATTGCCTGAAACCAACCATCTTCACAGTTACCCGCGTCGGCTACGGCTACTCGTACGGCGCATCTTACGGAGGTATGTAACATGTCAAGCACCGCCCCTTTTATTGGCCTGAAGTATGGTTGGAGTGCGACCACCGAAAACTTCGCCAGCGATATGGATCTGAACTTGAAAACGTTGGACGCCTTGTTGCAGCTGACGGTGCAGGCTAAGACGGTTAGCGACCCGACCACAATTTCGCCCGTTGCTGGACAGGCATGGATCGTCAAGGCTGGCGCGGTAGGCGTATGGGCCGGGCAAGACAACAACATCGCCGCATATATCGCGGGCAGCTGGGTCTTCATTGCTGCCAAGGTTGGCATGAAGGCTTACATCGTTGCTGAAGACGCAACAGCCATCTATAAGGGCAGCCCGACCCCAGCTTGGACAAACAATCCAAACGGCGGTGGTTCCATCAACAACGGCGAGAACCTTGGAGCAGGAACAGCAATCTTCGCCGCTATCGATGGCGACAAGCTTAGCTTCAAGAGCTTGGTGCAAGGCGCTGGCATGAGCCTATCGAGCGACGCCAACACAATCACGCTGGCATCTGTGGACAGCGGCGGCGTTGTTCCGCTCAACTCTCAAACGGCTACCGCGTACACGTTGGCAGCGACGGACGTAGGCCAATGCGTTGAAATGAACAATGCAGCTGCCAACGCGGTAACTGTTCCCGCGAACTCGTTGGTTGCGTTCGGCATTGGCAGCAGCATCATTATCCGGCAGATGGGCGCTGGTGCGACTTCCATTGTTGCAGCAAGTGGCGTCACCATTCGTAATCCACACGGCACGCTCAAGCTTCGCGCGCAGTATTCGTCTGTTTCGTTGCATAAGCGCGGAACGGACGAGTGGTGCATCGAAGGTGCATTGTCGGAGATCTGATATGGCAATTCCACTCCTAGCATTCGGAGCACTGGCCGCAGCCAATGGCGGTTCGGTGTTCAGCTCAGACGGCAGCTCACTCGCGGGCTGGACAAACTCAGGTGTCACGGTGAGCGCCACCATCGGCAACCCGGCTCCCAGCTTCAGCGCGGTGCCGACCGCACAGAACGCGCATATTCAGATTGCGAACCTTACCTCCTTCGCGGGTCGTACAATGCAGTTTGATGCAATGCTTGCGAACACAAACGCATTGCTTGACGTGTTTTTTGCCTGCAATTCTTCGGGGCAAGGTTTGTACCTACGTCTTGACTCTCGTACTGCAAATGCCTGTGGCATCTCCACAGCTACCGGCTGGACGACAGGTGTTGTTCCTAGCGGAACAACATTTAGCACAACGGACGCAAGCTGGCACACGTATAAGATCGTCTTCAACGGAGCCGGTACAGCGATCGACGTATATAAAGATGGCGTTCAGGTCATCAGCGCACGCGCCAGCACTTTGCAAGGCAATTACATCGGGCTTTGGAGCGACGCGGGTAGCAACGGCGGTTACCTTGACAACATCCTTATCAGCTAATCCGATCGCTGCCCAAAAGAAAAGCCCCCGCAATGGGGGCTTTTTTGTGCCCGGCTGGCAGCCTGTGCGCGCCGCTGTGGGGCGTTTGGGCCTATACCCTGTGGGGTAGTAGCGACCCGGTGGCCGCGTGGCCCGTGGCGGCGCTGCTAGCGGCCCTGCACATAGGCCATATTGAGCGTCCCGTCCGGGTTGCACTGCTGCTTGTAGACCCGGTGGAAGTCCGGCCACTTGCCCGCGTGTACCTGCTGGCAGTATTCACGTCCGTCCAGTTCCTGATCGCTGGGGCTATGATCGACCAGCACAGCAGCCACAGCCATGCACACCAGCAATGCGAACATCGTCAAAACATCGCGCTTCGTCTTCATACAACCTCCCGGGTTAGTGTTGATGCAAGCCCCAACTGTTGAAGCATGTCGTCAGCTTCCCTCACGTACCAGTCGAAGTCTAGATCTGCTGGGAGTGAGTTTGGAAGCTGCATGAGCGGTCGAGCCCCGTCGGAACGTGGCACCTTGTTTCCATTGCTTGCCCCGATGATTTCCCCAGCTTCCCCGACCGCGTAATACCAGCGAATCGACTTGCCAAGGTACACGCCATCCTTGACTGCGCCGCCGCGCACCGAACGCACGGTTACGAACTTGGTGATGTCGGTGCAGCTGCGCACTGTGGTCACCAAGGGGGTTCCCTTCGTTAGCAGCGCTTCGACTGCCTCGGTGCAAATGAGGTTCACTGGGTTCTTGTGGAAGCGGAAGATCGCCAGCTTGGGATCCGACCAAGGGTTCGCATATGCGCCCTTCGACTTAACCTTGCCATCCGGCTTGATAGCAATGTAGTTGTTGACGTCGCGGCTAAAGATGGCAGCGTATTCGGTTTCTTCTGTTTGTAAGTTGGTATCAGCTTCCCACTGCTTAATGATTGCTTCGTACTCGGCTTCGCGACCATCTGGCACAAGGATCACAACACCGTCAGTATTCGCGCTAACCACATGGTAGCCGCGCAACTCAAGGCGTTCGACCAGCATGAGCAAGCTCAGCTGGCCTGTCACCGTGCAGTGGATGCCCATCTCGGGGCAGCTGAGCGCAGAGTGTGGCGACAATGTTTTGCCGAACGTACCGTTTGCCGTAATCTTCAAACTGTCTGCTTCAACGGTGAGCTTTGCAGCCTTGGCAGCCACACGGCGATCCACAATGCGGTTGTAGACCATCTGGAATGCGGGTCCGCATTGCGGCGGGTACATGCGCGAATTCAGAATCAGCTTGGGGTAATACGACGTAACGTCGCGGTCTTTGATCTTGTACCCGTTGCCGCTGATATAGAACGCTTTCTGCTCTTGGCTGTGCAGGCCACCAATACCCATCTGGTACTTGGTGCCGTTGATGTCAATTTCCAGCTCGGTGATTTGCTGGGGCAGATTGACATAGCCAGCCGCGTCGACAACAAACAACGCATTGGACACTACGCGCAGAACGTTCTGTAGGAGCGGCGTTTGGTACTGGATGAACGATGGGGCACCATAATTGAAGAAGTGACCCGGTCGCGGGGCTGGGCGCTTGGGGCGCGAGCCGTTGTAACGCGCCAGCTCCTCGACAATAACCGCTTCGGCAATCTGTGCATCCGACTTGCTACGCAGGTCCATGCGGTACTCGGCACTCAGCCGTTCGCGCAAATGGATCTGCTCGGCGAGCTCCCGGTACATGAACGCAGTACACACAAGATCATTGATGTTGTACCACTTAACGATGCACACCTGATCATCGCTGAGCTCGGTGCCCGGCTTGAACGGCAGGTCTTGCATACGCGGAACGTGCAGGCGACCGCCATAGATCTTCAGGTTAGCGCGTAGTGGTGCAACTTCAATCAAGTCGATGTGGTTGCACGTCAGCGGCTTTAGATTCAGTGCCTTGAGGACATCGTGTCCGCGTTCGTTGCGAAGAATGATTTCCTCGGTGGCCCACTGCATTTGTTCGCAGCTGCCGCCGTTGGCTGCAATGGTGCAGATCGCTATGTCGTAGGAGATCGAGTTGAAGCCTACGATGCAGAAGCTCGTTAGGATCCAGTGCAGGATAGCCGTGTTGACCACAGTGTCTTTATACAGCTCGAAGCTGATTACCTTGCCGCTTACGAACGAAGCGAACGACACTAGGAAGTAGTTCGGGTATACCTCGACGTCGTACAGCAGCGCCTCACCTGCTTGGTGCGCAGCCATAAGCTCGGGGATGGTGAAATAGTTCGGCTGAAACGCACGCGCTTCCTCCAAGCCCGGGAGATAATCTGGTGCAAGCCATGTCGGCTCTGGAGGCGTGCGCTTGACCTTTTCCTTGAGCACCTTGGGAACAGGCGTATCGTCCCAAAACAGGCCAGCCAGATCGTTCCTCATGCGCGCATACCCATGAACAGGCCGCGCACTGCTGCGCCGTACCACGGCACCGGAGCCGGGTAGTAGTTGAAGCCGATGCGCTGGGCCACGTCACCAAGTAGGCTGAGCATCTTGTGGTTATAGAGCCCATCGTCAAACACGGGGAACTCCACGCTTGCCGCAGCAGCTTCCCGGGCGGTTGCTAAGCCGAAGTTGCCAATCATGTACACGCGGTTCATTTCGTCCAGGAACGGTTCCAACGTTGCCAACGCATCGAAGAACCCTTCCGGCACTGGCTGCACTTCCTCCGGCGTTGCTGGGATCTTGGCAAACAACCCGCTCACGTCGGGCCACTCGTGGCTGATCAACTGGCTCATTAACCAGCGCTCTCCTTCATAGTGAAACGTGATGCTATTAGCAGTCATTTGGATGCTAATCGGTTCATCGCCAATGCGCAGCATCTCCTTCACCGCGTAGCGCGGGATATTGGCGCGGTACGGGAAGTGACAGCCAAGCCAGCATTCGGCAAGGATCACATTGTTCGTTGCATAGGCGAAGCTGCCGTCTAGCAGTACGCCAGCAGCCCAAGGCTTAGACGCATCGTCAGAGCTGAAGTCGTACAGCTGTGCCAGCGCAGGCAGCAGCGGCGCTTCCGGCACAACGGTGATGCCGGTGGGCTGCACACCGGGGAACAGTTCAAGCTCAACCGTTTCGACATTAGCGCGGAACTTGCCGCTGCGAATGCTGAGCTTGCCTGTCGGTGTGATGTGCAGCTGCGCCGTTTCCTTGCACGCTTCGATGGCACGCACGAGCGCGGTCGCCTTGGGACAGCAATCCACATGCAACGGGATGGGAGAGCTAAGACTCACCTTGCCGTTATAGCCGGTGATGCGACCGCCTTCGATGCGGAAGTGCGTGAGCGCGGGAACAAGGTCTTTTTTACCCACTGCGCCTTTGACGAACTTGAGCACGTCTAACATTAGAAGAACCCCTGTTGTTCGTTTACGAAGAGCTTACCCGCGCTGTCAATCTGGCGGTTGAGCTCGGTGTATGCCCACATACAGAACGTGCGGCGTGCGAGGTAGCTGGTTCGCAGCTCCTGCACCGTATAGCCCAGCGCGGCAAACTGGCGCGCAAGCTCAGCCTGCTCCAGGATGCTAAACGTGTCAAAGTGCCTGCCTTCCTGCTTGCGGTTCGGACTGGTGTGCGACATGCAGATCACACCGTGTACCGGGTGCAGGATGGAACCGACCGAACTGATTTGTACCCATGAGGACGAGTCAACGCTGTACCATGGGTAACGCTTCATCAGCTTGATGGTGGTAAGACCAAATCCATGCACCTTGAGCCGAGGACGCCCGCTTCCATCACAAAGATACTTCTCCCATATTCTGTCCAGCCAGAGAAGAAGATTCGGAGTGCTGATTGGAACCATGCCGCCGAGCGTGATGTACTCATAGTTGTCCACATAGTATTGAAGGTAACGCTCGTCTTCGCCGTAGTGGAAGCAGGGCAACGCGCGAACGCCTTGGGCTTCCATAGCCTGCTGGTTCTGCCAAGTGCGCAGCGGATCGCCCACCGCGTCAAGTACCGACGCAACGTCGATGATGTCTGAGTTCTGTTTGATGAAGTTGCAGTATTCAACAAGGTCAATGGTGACGCCTTGCGTATACGCAGAAAACGCGCCCGAGTCGAGGAACACTCGTTCCTGCCCTTGGCGCGTGAAGTCGGTGAGCTTTTGCGTGTTGTAGTAGTGATACGATTCCAGCAGGTAACGCACTTCGCGCCGATGCTGGCGCTGTACAGGGGTGAGCCGGTTGTCGACCGGCCCTCCCAAGTGCATCCCGTTGTAAATCGCCGCAGCGATATACAGGCGCATATCAACCTCAGCCGTGTGCGAGCGAGAAGAACTCCGAGCGGACAGTCGGGTCGTCGCGGAACACACCATGAAGCGAACTCGTTGTGGTCAACGAACCGTTCTGCTTCACACCACGCGATTCCATGCACATGTGGCGTGCTTTGATCACAACGCCAACGCCTCGCGGTTGCAGGTGAGTCATCAGTGCGTCTGCGATTTGGTTGGTCATGCGCTCCTGAACTTGGAGCCGCCGAGCAAACACATCCACAAGCCGATTGAGTTTGCTGAGGCCCACAATGCGACTGCTAGGCAGGTAACCCACCGTGGCATGGCCGAAAATTGGAGCCAGATGATGCTCACAATGGGAATAGACAGGGATATCGCTGACCACCACCATTTGATCACAGCCTTCAGCGCCATCCTCAAATACCTTGAGCAGTTCTGCCGGGTCTTGGTTGTATCCACTTGTCCATTCCTCCCATGCCTTAGCTGCGCGAAGCGGTGTCTCGATCAGACCACCGCGCAGCTCACCACCGGGCTTCGGTTCGATGCAGACCAACAGGCTTTGCATGATGGTGGTCATGGCAGCGAGACGCAGCTGCTTGTCCAGTTCTTTGTTGTGCGGGTTAAGCATGGACGTCAATTCCCTTGTGAATGTAGATGGCAGAGTTCGCGCCGTGTTCGCTGACCTTGCATGACACAACGCGAACACGCGGCTGCATACCGGTATTGCGAAGGTGCATGTTCGCAATGGCCCATGCGAATTCGGCAAAGGCTTCACAGCCAACCTTCGGCAGCACGAGCACGTTCGCCAGCCCCATGCGCTTCAGATCCATGATCTCAGCGAACATGGGGTCGTCTGCTGCAACGGCCAACGTGTGATCGAATGAGTGCTTGAGGTCTTTCTTCAGGCCATCCAAGCCACCGAAGTCGATGCACCAATTACGCTCGTCCAGTTCCTTGCACTCGAACGTGAAGGTGAACGCCAATGCGTAGCCGTGCAGCAGGCGGCAGTGGGATTCTGCCTTGTGCTGGCGGAAGCAGCAGGAGAGGCCGGCGTCGTGGCCGTAGTGCTTCTCAACGCGAAAGGTCATGGCCGACCCTCCAGGAGCCCAAGCACGTTGGAATAGGACTCAACAAGTTCGTCCGAATAGTTGTCGCTGGCGGGCAGCGGCATCTTTCCTTCGTGCCATGCACGCAGCACCAGCGGGTCCGGCACCCCCGCCTGCTCAAAGCCCTTGGCCCGTAGCAGCGACGCGTGGTCGTGGCCTGTGGGTGGGTACTGCCCATCGTACGCGGTATGGCTGTAGGCCAGCGCCTCGTAACAACCGGGCAGGCGCAGCGCTAGGTCAACGCTGGCAGCTTTGGTGAGGTTCATCAGCGGCGTAAGGATGGTCAGCCCACGCGGCGCACCGTCTACACCTGTGAACGTGCCGAAGTTGCTAGCGACTTCCAGTGCTTCGATGAAGTCGTTGGTGCAGTCCGGGTAACCGCCGTTGTCCTCTTGGCATACGCCAGTGACCAGAATGTTCGTACCAAGCGCATAAGCGCGATTGGCAGCGATGGTGAGAAACAGCTGGTTGCGCATCGGCACGAACGTTTTCTCGAGGCCACCGGGCAAGCTGCTGTGGTTAGCATACTGCTCAAGCTCATTCTTGCTCACCAGCGGCGAGGTGCTGGCAAGGATGCCAGAACCAAGGATGATGAACTCGTGCGACTTGACTCCGACAAGCTGCCCCACTTTTTCGGCTGCTTCCAATTCGATGGCGTGACGCTGGCCGTAATCAAACGTGATGGCGTGCAGCTCGTAGCCACGGTCCTTTGCCCAAAACGCGCACGTCGTAGAATCCTGCCCTCCGGAGAGGACAACAATTGCTTTCTTGATCATTATTCGACTCCAATGAGTTTGTGCAGCTGAAGGCAAAGGCGGTGGCCGTGCTTCACGCACGATTGCACAACCGCCAGCAGGTTCTTTTGGTTCTGGAAAACGTTTTGCTCGTCAACCGGCTGCAAGTACACCTCGCCGGGCCAGCCATGGGGCGGACGAAACAACGTCTTCTTATGCAGCGGATGGTCAAGCGCCTTGTTCGGCAACCCGTCCTTGCTGTTCTCGAGGCTGGCAACCGTGGCAACGTACTTCAGCGCCTTGATATGCCAAACCAAACGCGGGTTTACATAGTGCGTCTTGGGAGAACACACAACCGTGAAGCGCGGATGGTCAAACGGCAGATTGCGGTAAAGCGTGCCGTTCGTTTCGATCTGCACAATGAACCCTGCGTCCAGGAGTGCAACGCATAGCGGTTCAATGGGCTGGCGCAGCGGTTCGCCACCTGTGATGACCACAAGTTCGGGGCGCGGGCTGGTGAGTTCGGCGACGTAGGCAAGCAGGGCGGCGACGTTGAGCGGCGTTCGCTTGCTGGTGTACTCGGTGTCGCACATCGGGCATTGAAGGTTACAACCAGCCAAGCGGATGAAAATTGCACGCTTGCCAGCGAACGGGCCTTCGCCTTGGATGGTGGGGAAGATGCTATGGACGACGATTTCGTCCGAAGCCAAAACGACCTTCTCAGGTGGTTGCGGATTGATGTTCATAACTGCCTCTAAAGAACGGGGCGCACAATGCGCCCCGCTAAAAGTGTGGTCACTTTGGAAGTCCGCGTTACGCGGTGGCGGCAGCCTTCTTGACCGGCTTTGCGGCGGTCTTCTTCGGCGCTGCCGGTGCAGCCGGGGCCTTGGCAGCCTTGGGTGCCTTTTCGGGCTTCGGGGCGGCAGGCTTGCGCTCCACGCCGAAGAACGTGCGCCAGCGCTGGAACTGCGTCGCGACGGTCGCTTCGTTGATGCCATCCTTCTCGGCCTGCTCCATCACCTCGGCGCGGGTCGCGGGTTCGCCCTTCTTCTTGGAGATCGCATCGGCGATGTCCCACACCTTGCCGGTGACGCTGCCATCCTTGGGACGGGTAACGTCGTTCTGCGTGATGCGCTCGACCTTCACCTTCGGCTCCTTGGGGGCCTTGTGTTCGGCAGCGGGTTTCGCGGCGGTGGTGGTCTTCTTGGGGGCGGTGGGCTTGGCCGGTGCGGCCGGGGTCTTTGCCATCTTCTTTTCTCCTGCGGGCGGGTTGGGTTGGTATTGCGGTCTTGAGTATGCTCGGCCGTCGCCAGCCGAGCCACTGGTTTCTAGAGTCCTTTAGAGGACTTCCACTTGCCAAACTGGACAGAGGCCGTGCTCGCGTTGACGCCTTCACCTTCGCACTCGGCGATCACCTGCTTGCGCAGCTCCTTGTCCGTGAGTCCCAGCGCGAACAACTTGTCGGCGATATCCCACACCTTCCCCGTGCTGGTCCCAGGCTTGGGCCTGTGAGCCTCGCCTGTGGCCGCGCTGCTGGGCGCACGGGGCGCACGCGGGGCCTTGGGCTGTGCAGGGGTAGCAGGTGCATTGCGGGTGGGCGCTGGCGGTGCTTTAGGCACGCCATTTCCCGGGGGAGGCGGCGCGGAACTTGGCGTGCCCTTCCCATCAATGCCACCACTCGTGAAGTTCGGTGCATACGCCGAATCGATTCGCCGGGTATTGCGCTGCGGTGGGAAATGCCACTCGCGGAGCAATGTCGGCACCTCGGCCGCTGGGTCGAAGGCGAACGGCCTGTCCTCTGTGGACTTCAAAGCCAACGCCTGCGTTTCCAGCTGTGCCTCGGTGAAAGGCAATTCGATGAAGCTACAGTTTTCGATCCCATGGCGAAGCGCGCGGATCTGGTCACTGTACGTGCCGGGCGGCAAAGTGATCCCGATACTGGCGGCGAATGCCAACAGCTGGAAGATTTCAAACTGCGAGAAGCCCCTGTTCTCCCCGAGCGGCACGATCACCGCGTCGACATTGGCAAACTGGATGTAGTGAAGCGCAGCGAGCGCCCTGTACTTCGAGTGCCGTGCGATCACGCGGTTGTTGGTTGTGTCAGCTAGGAAAAACATGATCGGTCCTTTAGATCAAAATTGCGTCGTAAGCCAGCAGTGCGATATCCACAGCCAGCAGCAGGAAGAAAACGACGCGGCGCGGGTTGTGCTGGCGCTTCTTGTTTGCAAGGCGCAACAGTTCAGCGCGAGCGTGCGCGATGTACTGGTTTTCCTTCTGCTCTTCGGCAGTGGGCCGAATGTCCTCAAGCGTCAGATGTACCTTAGCCACGTTCATCTCCTTGGTAGGGTGGCCGTCCTTGGCCGGGGGTTTGATTACTTGCTGTTGCTGTTGCGGTACGCGGTCAGCCAAAGCTGGTACTGCGTGCGCGCAGTGTAGTACGAAATCCCCTTCAGGACGGCTGCGGCAATGACGTCCTTGCGGCGGTTCTCGACCATGGCGTCGCACAGATCCCACATGGCGCGCACCGGGTTTTCGACCTTGGACTCGTGGAAGCGGTTGGCCTGCATCTCGGCGTAGGTGCCGGACTTGACCGCCTTGGGTGCTGCCGGTGCCTTCTTGGCTGCGACCTTCTTAGCCGGGGCAGCCTTGGCAACCTTGGGGGCCTTAGCCGGTGCCTTGGCCTTGGTGTTCTTGGCGGGGGCCTTGACCGGCTTGGCGGCAACTTTCTTGGCGGTGGTCTTGGAAGCGGACATGGTGTTCTCCTCGTTAGTTGGTTGGCGGTTGCGAGGGCCTCCCCGAACCGTGAAGAGATATTCTGCTTCCCTGAATCACGCGTCAAGCACTTTGTGATTGTTTCTTTGAATCAATTAGACTGAATCGATTCGGGCCTTTAGAAACAATCACTTAGAACGGCATTAGCTCGTAGGCGGGGCAGCCAAAGGCTATGATCTCGGCTGGTGGGCGCGCTGCCGGGGCTGCTTTGGTGCAGGTTTCGGCCTGCGGATCAAAGAAACAGCATGTAACGCAGCTGCGCCGACCCTCGCGCACGGCCAGCGCCAGCCCACCTATAGCCCGGTCAAGGCTGGCTGCCAGCCGTTCATCCATAACCATCCCATACTTATTCGTACTCATAGCTCATGATCCTCGGGTGTGGTGCGTTAGTCCAAACGCGCAACCGCTTGGGGATGCGCAGGTACGAACAGAACTCTTTTGCTTGGTCAATCGTTTTTGGTGCTGGCGTGGTGCGCGGCCACTCCACCGGCAAGCGTTCGCTCCACCAGTTGTGAGCCCGCGTCTTTGCACTGCCCTCATGCTCAAAGCAGATGTATTCGGAAAACTTGCGCATACCACCGGGCAAGTAATACATCACGCAGAGCGACGGTGGCTTATCGCTGTTGCGCCGCTGGTGCTTGGTGTAGGTGATACGCTCTACGTCAACAATTTCCACAATGGGTTCGACGCCAACGCTGCGCGTCATCACTTCTGCTTCGCTGGCTTGGCCTTCAATGCGAACCACAATGCCGAACTCGTAGCCGCATGGGCACTTCGGCTTGCTTGCATGCACGTATTCGGCGCAGCTGGGGCACACGCGCACCGGAGCGCCCTGCGAGCTTTTCTTCTTGCCGCTCTTTGGTTCGGAGATAACCGGGTTGTTGATGGGACCAAGACGTTCCGTGTTGTGCGCGAAGTCCAGCACGCGGCAACCGTTGGGCTTGCGGCCTGCTTGAATAGCAGCCAAGCGCCAGATACGGTTCCTGCGGTCATATTCCATGTCCAGGACATCGCCGTACACCGGGCGCGTGCCACGGCCAAGCATCTGCACCCATAGCGAGCTCGACTTGGTAAAACGCAGCACGCCGATCAAATCGATATGAGCAACGTCGACACCTGTGGTCAACTTGTTCATGCTCACTGCGACTTGGTATTCGCCGTTCTTGTACGCTTCCAGCTTCTTTCCTGCATCCTTAGTCTTGCTATGGATGGCAATGGCGCTAATGCCAAGTTCCTCGAATGCCTCGGCGACGTGCTCGCAGTGACTGACACCAGTAGCAAACGCCAGCCAGCAAGTGCGGTTCTCGTAGGTTCCCCAGTCGTACATCTCGCGCACAGCCTGACGCGTGAGCTCGTACTTGTCGAGTTCCTTCTGCTGCTGCGACATGATGTACTCGCCGCCAGCAGTTCCGATGTTGCTATCGTCCAAGCGCAGCTGTGTCTTCTTGCTGCACAGTGGAGACAGATAGCCGTTGTCCACAAACCAGTTCCACGCCTCGGGCGTAGTCATGTCGATGGCAACGTCGGTGAAGATGCTACCAGTGGTCAAGCGTCCGGAGCCCAAGCGCCAGTTAGTAGCCGTGAGACCAATCACTTTGAGCTTGGGGTTTACGATATGCAGTGCATTGATAAACGCTTGGTACATGGTTTCGTCTTTGGGACTAACCAAGTGCGCTTCATCAATGATCAGCAGGTCGACCCATACAAACAAAGACGCCTTTGTGTAGACGCTTTGGATGCCTGCGAAAATGATCTGCTGCATCGTCTCGTAACGGTTCAGGCCAGCACTGTAAATGCCAGCCGGAGCCGTAGGCCAAAGCTCCAACAGGCGTTGGAAGTTCTGGTCGATCAAAGTTTCAACGTGCGTAACCACCATCGCCCGCGTGTACGGGTAGGCGAACATGCACTCGCGAATGAAGTCGCCGATAACGACGGACTTGCCCGTACCTGTGGGCATCAGGACAAGCGGGTTTCCTACCTTCTCCGCGAAATAATCGAAAATCGCACAGCGGGCATCTGCTTGATAATCGTACGGGACAATCATTTCAGAGCTGCGTCCAAGGTGTAGGAATTGCAGCCCGCAAGCTGCGCTTCTTTGTCCAGCGTGCGCGTGTAGAGGGCGCATTGCCACGTTCCGTCCGGCATGGCGAATCCATGCTTACAGGTGCGGCAGTTGCGGTCGACCGGCACAGTGCTATAGCAGACGTCCGTGTAATCGCACATATACTTGCACGTGAAGAAGCTGGGGCTGGCGCTACGGATGCGATCCGGCGTATTGTCGGTAAAGATGATGTACTTGGCGCGCTCCAGGAAGTGCTCAGCGACTGGACGATCGTACATCACAATTTCAGCGTAGAGCTCTTCGGTGTTCTTGTTGATGGCAACGTACAGCGCATACAGCAGCCCGAAGTGGTGCATGTATTCCTGCATCTGTGCATAGTGCTCAGGCTTGGATTCTTTTACGCCACTGTCCTTCAACTTCTCGAAGCTATCGTCGCCATGCGTTTTGAACTCGCCGAGCGCTGGCACACCAGCAGGCAGATCCGGCACGTTCAAAAGGATGCCGTCACCACTGCCGCTGAAGTGGCCTCCGAAATTGGAAATCTTGAACTGCTTGCCGTGTTCGTCTTGCTGGTAGACCTGCACACCGATCATCAACAGCAACGCAATGAAGCGACCTTCCTCTAGGTGTCCACGATTCCAAAGGCGGCGCATGCGCGACTCGGCCTTCTTTTGCGGCTCACCCTTCTTACCGCGTACGACCTTCTTGCGCATTACCCAGCGCCAGCC